CCACCAGCAGCGTGTGAGAACGTCATCTCAACCTTTTCATCGGTATAGGTGTTATACTCAACCTTCCCACCAGCAAGCTGAAAGCGGGCAAGAATGGCCTGAGACTTGAGGGCAGGACGACCCTGGATGATGTCGTATTCCTGCACAACCGTTGCTGGATGTTTATTCTCAGCCTGAGCCACAGCCATGATAGCCATGACCTGATCCTCAGACTTAAAACCATAAAACCCTGACTTAACAATGGCTTGCGCCATACTTCTCATGTCGTTTACCGGAACAAGATTGCTCATTGGTTTGTTTCCTTAACTTCATCAAGGATAAAGCGGGCAAGGCGGCGCATGTCGTTGGGTGTCATTTCAATGCTGACAATCTTGTCTTTACGCATAGCAACAACATTGACCTCTCTTTCGCCAGCCTCAACATGCAGTGCGTGATCTTCGTTGGTTAATTTCATTTCAATCCGAATAGTCATTTTACTCTCCTTATTTAACTAAAAACCGACGAGAACCAGCAGTTTCATCCTTGTATTGCTCGTAAAGTTTAGGATTTTCCTGCTCAAAACGCTTGGCATTGAACCGTTTACTGCCCTTAGCTGTCTTCCATGTGACCAGAATATCACCAGCCACGTTGACCAATTCTGCCTTGTCACCCATGAAAGACATCAATCGAGCCTGAGCGATCTCTTCCTTGTTCTCAAGTTCTTTGATATGCACCTTAATGTGCTTCAAGGCTTCGCAGTATTCTTCGATCACCTTGGTAGCAATGATGCTGGTGCCATCGTCCTTGCGGTAGATGCTCTGGGCCTGTGCAACGCTTTCAGGGCTGGGCAATTGACCTGTCTTGTGCATACCCCACCAGCCAGCAGCGCGTTGGATGAAGTCTGACCTCATCTCGTCTGTGACATCAATACGCCACCAACGGAACCGCTGACCACCGAACAGCACCGCAAAGTAAATGTGCGGCACGTTAAACACGGTAGCCTCATGGATGCACTGCACAATGTCTTGCTCAGGCAGCTTCGTCCACGGTTCATCCATCTCAGGGTATTTCTTGAACTGGTGATCGCCAAAGTTCTTAACCTCCAACAGACCGTTGTCGCCTGTCCAAAAGTCACCATGAGCGCGAAGCCAGGGCTCGGTCGAGTGTGTGCCTGCTAGGTCAAGATCACGAACTGATATTCCAGTCTGTTCTTCCCACAACCGCCCGATTGCTGATTCGAGAAAGAGGCCCATTTGAACCGCTTCGACCGCTGATAGATCAGCGCGTTCCTTTTCGCCCCGCTTCTCCAGCAGCACGTCAAGGAGCTGACCCGAAACTGCACGTCTCGAATCTGTTGCCCACCATGCGTTTTTGCGGTCTTCTGGCGCAAAACCTTCTCCGATAATATGTCCACCACTTGCCATGTTATGCCTCTCCTACTGCTTTGCCGTTCTTAATATCAAAAGCGGCTGATTGAACATCAACTTGCAAGAGAGTCAGACCATGTAAAATATCCGCATAAACCCCAAGCACCTCACGTTGCATCAAATGCGGGTGCAATGAATACAATCCGTGTTTGGCCTGTTCCAGCACAGTGTGCATGTTGCTCAAGTGCTGTAGGTTCTGTTCAATTTCTTTTTTCATAGTAGCGACCCTCTAGGACTATCTTAATATATTAAATTATTAGCCCTGTCAACCAAGTTGCTAAAATATTTTATCTGTGCTAAAAATTAGTTCCCTTAACTTAAACATGGAGACTAAAATGTCCGACCAACTCGTTAGAAAGTCTATGCTTTTTCCTGAGACGCTGTGGACTGAAATCGAGGATTTCCGTTTCGACAATCGGATCAAATCAGACGTTGAGGCCATTAGACTTTTGATGAAAGCAGGTTTGCATTTTATTAAATTGCAGCAAGACGACCAGTTTGCACAGGCTGAGCAGGAAGCTGTCGAGAGGCTTAACGCACAGGGGTAAAGCTATGCGGTGGTTCAGGCTTTACGATGACGTTCTGAACGATCCAAAGGTTCAGAAGCTGAGCGGTGAGACGTTCAAGCTCTGGATCAACGTGCTTTGCATCGCGAGCAAGCATGGTGGCGTTCTGCCTAACCTTGACGATTTAGCTTTCGAATTGCGTCTCCCAACACTGGTTTGCAAAACGGAAATAGACACGTTGAAAGCGGCTGGCTTGATAGACGGAGACAAGAAGCTAAGACCTCACGGTTGGGAGAAAAGGCAATATAAATCAGATACTTCCACTGAACGAGTGAAACGTTTCAGGGAACGTTCCAGTAACGTTGCAGAAACGGTGAATGAAACGGTGCCAGATACAGAGACAGAAACAGATACAGAAACAGAAACAAAACAGAGTAAAAAAACTAACCAAAAAAGCCGCTTCGCAGGCTCCGCTGAGTTTGATCGCTTTTGGAGTTTGTATCCTCGAAGGGAAGGCAAGGGCAACGCCGCCAAGGCATGGCCTAAAGCCATTGCCAAGGCATCGCCTGAGCACATCATCCAAAAATTGGAGGAATGGCAAGGCTCAAAGGGCTTTCCAACGGATGCCAAGTTCGTTCCATTGCCTGCAAGCTGGTTAAACGCTGAGCGTTGGTCTGACGAGATGGAAAAGGATGAGTCTATTTTTGGAAACTTTGGCTCGTCAGGGACTAACAAAGAGGAAGAAATTGAACGGATCAGAAAGGAAATGGCTGAGTTATGGCAAAACCAATAGAAAAACAGACAGTCAAACTAAACGATTGGGAAGAAAAGGCTTTGTATTTCATGAAGCTAAAGGGAAATGGTCAGCAAATTGGCTACATGATACGCAAAGAAGACACAGCATCTGAAGTTTGGTGGAAATATTTTGCCAACAAAGGCATGAAGCAAAAAGCCCATTACCTAGCCTCACGCATGAGGCAGGACAAAGATTACATGGTTCCATGCCAAGACCCAAATGATCTCGATCCAGCTTACAGACCACCTGCCAAGCTTAGGATGCCATACAAAGACGAATAAACGGCCCGCCAGCGGCCTTGTTAGGTTTTTAGATATATCGATACCTGCTAGCCAATGTTGGGCCTTGTATGGCCTTTTATTTTAACAGGAGCAAAAAATGGATAATTACGAGCAAATGATCAAAGACTGCAAAAAGATTAAAGAAGAACTAGGTCACAATCCTACAGCACAACTGACTGCCAATCTTTTGTTAGCTTGCAAGCATTTTTTAATTGACAACGCAGCCAACACAAATGGCATTGATTTGGAATGTATGAGTGTTGAACAAATAATAGAATTATCTATTAAAGGGCAAATGAGATAAAAAAAGACCACCAGAGCGGATCATGGTGGCCTAGTCAGGGAGGAAAACACCAGCAAGAGGCTGATCTGTTTGTTATATACCCATGCGAGACGTGCTGCAACCACAAAGCGTGATTGCAAGCAACATTGCAAGGCTTGAGTAAAACAGGAACAAAGCTATCCAGTCTTTGACGTCACCCTTGTGCATTGTGATCCTCTGGTGCTGCGAGAGACTGCATCAAATCGTGCTCTACCTTAGCTAGCATCTCGTCATCAACTTGAGCAGTTTGCACTGGTTGAGCGATTGAACCAGTCAAAGAACCATACAAAGACATGATCTCGATCATGTTACTCACCATAACAGGCTTTGCAGCAACCTTTGCTTCAAGATAGGCAATGTGCATAAGTATACATTCTTGCACAGAAACGGGTCTGTTTAGCTTAAGCGTTGCAATATTTGCAGCCTTTTCCCATAAAACTGCATTATCCCCGTAATGATATTCGTTAGTGTTTTGAGTGTGTGAGACGTTCACCAGTGTTTCATCAAGTGTCATATTCAACCCCTTATGCTGCTTTCCAGTGTGTTTCGTATGGCGTGACAGTGATAATGTCTTTATCCCAGTTAACGGAACCAGCTTCCCAGCCGATAGGCAAGCCGATTACCTCAAGCTCATGCTTTGTGAATATGCGTGTTTTGTATCCCATGCGCTCTATGTCATGGGATTTGTCCAAAGCCTCCTGGTGCGTGGCATATACTGCCAAGACCTTGCGCCATTTGCAGGATAAAGCGCCACCAATGCGATAAGCTATTTGATATGTGTTTTTCATAATAGACCCCTATGTTTAGATATTGTATATATTAACCATTATTAGACACTAAAACTTCAACCCAAACACCATTTGCTGGCAAAATCATCGAGCGTTTAGCCCAATCGCTAAAGCAATCCTCCTTCTGGCTTACCCAACCATGCTCACCTGACCAGAACAGTTTAGCGTTTTGTTTGTTCTGAATAATCCATGCTTTAATCATAATAAGACCCCTATATGTTGATATTATATATATTACCCAAAAACGATCATGCACCAGTAGCAAAGGTAGCACCAGATGATCAAACCAAGCGTAGCAAAGAGACTGTCTAAGATTGTTTCTGTGTGTTTCATTGTAGTGTTCCCCTATGTTTGATTAAGCGTTAACATTATAGCGAGCATCATGTGCACGCTTGTATTCTAGCCAGGTTGACTGCTTCATATTGTAAAGCATTTTCAATGTTGGTGTCGCCTGATTGAGTTTGAGATCATAACGAGCATTGCAGGCATTTTTGCCATAAACTGCAATCAAAGCATCCCACCAGAGATCATCAGCAGTTTTGGCTGCCTGATGTAATTCCATGAATTTGTCGTATGCCTCAAGATTTGTCATAACGTGTTTTCCTTTGCTATATATATTATATATATGATCTTTATTGATCAATAATTATGTTATAAATCATTATAATAATAAGATCAATATAATATTATATAGGTAAGAATACTTATTTACATAATATGTGTGTTAAATATACCAGCAGGTTAATTCACATAAAGGTTTTGTAGTTTACTCTCCGCGTGCGCCGTCAAATGTGAATTAGGGTCGCCCTGTGATGACCAAGGGGAAATTGTCCCTGCTTGCCATGAAAGCCCTAGAATCCGTTTTATATTAATATAAATACATGATTATATGTGATGGTATGTGATGATATGATTATTATGCACCTGGCAGGCTAAAATGGACTGCATGGGCCAAGGGGGGCCGTGTGGGTGTGCACCCCACCTAGCTTCATCCCCAAATTTTTTCTTGATATTTCTTATGGGTGTAGTATTATGTGCCCATGTTTAGATGTTCCAATAAAAAATGTAGAGCACCTGTTGAAGCCCGTGGCTATTGCGCCCCGTGTAAGGCTGAGTATCGCAAGCAGTGGATTGCGGCTCATCCTGGGTACGCGACTGCTAAGCGGAAAGAATGGGCTGAACGCAACCCTGAGAAGGCAAAAGCCATTGAGGACCGGAAGCTAGAAAAGCGCCGTGAGGGTCGACCGCCTATGTCAGAGCGCACCAAGATGACGGATTGGGAGCGTAAGAAGCGCAGTTTGGAAAACAACCCTATTCAGGCTGCTGCAATGAAGATTTACAAATACGCTTTGCGGCAAGGTAAGTTGGAACGTGGACCTTGCGCTGTTTGCAGTGCAACGGAAAACATTGACGGTCACCATACGGACTACACCAAACCTTTGGACGTTGTTTGGTTGTGCAAACCTCATCACCGTGAAGAGCACAAGCGGTTGCGTGAGTGTGTATGATCTGTTATATGTTGTTGTATGGTTATACAGATTGATAAACATATTCCGGTTAACAAGTTTCTGAAGCGTGCTCGGAAGCATAGTTATCCGTTTGCACAGATGGATCCTGGCGATTCGTTTTATGTTGAGGGTGATTTGGGAGTTTGCCAGACGGTTAGGACGCTGATGTGGCGTTTTACAAAAGAGACTGGCTGGAAGTTTGTGACCCGTCGGGATGAAGGTGGGTTGAGGGTTTGGCGGATTAGTTAGCGCTCGTAGTTCAGTTGGATAGAACGTCGGTCTACGAAACCGAAGGTCGGAGGTTCGAATCCTTCCGAGCGCACCAATGAAGGGGTTAATGATGAGAGTACATACGCTGGCGTGGCCTGATGTCGATACGCGGATGATTAACGCGCATGAGAGTGTGATGAAGCACTTTGGGTTGAGTCCGACGTATTATCGGGTTCACATGCCGCATGGCGAGTGGATGGACAAGGTTTGCAAAGATGAATTTGAGACGGGTGCGGAGGTTGTTTGCTTTTTGGAGATTGATTGCGTTCCGACCTGTGAGACAATTATGGCTAGGGCGTATCGCTGGGCGAAAGACAATCGGGGGATTCTTGGTATCGCTCAAAGTGCTAACCACCTTGATCCTACTCACATTTACGCTGGTCCGGCTTTTTATATGGTTCACCGTGAGGCTTGGAAAAAGATTGATACTTCTTTCTCTGAAGTACCAGGGTGTGATGTCGCGCAAGAATTTACCAGAGTTGCTGAGTTTATGGCTTTGCCTGTTCGCGCTTTATATCCTACTCACTACCTGTATCCTGCCGACGAGGGACGATGGGCTTTGGGCAATTATGGATATTTTGGGCGCGGCACTCACTATAGCGGTGGGGTGTTTCACATGTTTCAGGGTCGCACAAACAATGCGATCAATACTTTCGTAGACGTTTGCGGTAAGATCGTTGGCAATACTTTTTCAACTGACGGCTGGTATGAAAGCACAAAGCTATGAAGTTTGACCTTCAGGCGTTTTACAGGTTCTGCGCTGAGTTAAGTATTGAAACGAAAGAACATGGCCTGAAGAAGATGGGCAATCTTCTCGGCACTCAGACCTATGTGATGAACGAGATCGCTCAAGGTCTGGAAGACGACAAGCACTTCTTTGTTATTCTGAAGGGGCGGCAGCTTGGAATTACAACTATATCTCTTGCTCTTGATCTTTACTGGCATTTTATACATCCTGGACTACAGGGAACATTGACGACGGACACGGAAGAAAACCGTGACATGTTCCGGCAGACGCTTGCCATGTATATGTCTGGCCTCCCCAAGCAGTATAAGATTCCTGAAATCACGCATAACCGTAACTCGCTGACGCTAAAGAACCGCAGCCGTTTGTTTTACCAAGTGGCAGGCTTGCGGGCCAAGGGGTCTCTGGGGCGCGGTAAAGCTATTACCTACCTTCACGGTACTGAGACCAGCTCGTGGGGCGACGAGGAAGGCTTGGCATCGCTGCTGGCTTCCCTTGCCGAGACCAATCCTTTGCGCCTGTATATGTTTGAAAGTACGGCGCGTGGCTTCAACATGTTCCACGACATGTATGCGACTGCCAAGAAAGCTAGAACTCAGAAAGCAATATTCTGCGGTTGGTGGCGAAACGAACTCTATTCCGCAGATCCTGAAGGTTCCGTTTACAAAACCTACTGGGATGGCAAGCTCTCTCCTGAAGAGAAAGAGTGGGTCAAGGAAATTAAAAAGCTCTACGGAGTTGAGATCAACTCGCGGCAGATTGCTTGGTGGCGCTGGAAAATGATTGAGGGCATCAAAGACGATGCGCTGATGTATCAAGAGTTTCCGCCGACAGAAGACTATGCCTTCATTATGACTGGCACTAACTTCTTCTCAAACAGCCGCTGCACGGAGGCCATGAAAGATGCGCGTAAGAAGCAGCCCGATTGTTACCGATATATGTTTGGAAACTACTTCCAAGACACGGAGGTCATCAAGTCCTCAGAAAAAGTTTGTACCCTCAAGGTTTGGGAAGAACCGATTGACACCGCCGTGTATGTCATTGGCGCAGACCCTGCGTATGGTTCGTCGGACTGGGCAGATCGTTTCTGTATCCAGGTATACCGCTGCTACGCCGATGGTTTGGACCAGGTTGCGGAATTTGCCACGTCTGAACTCAATACTTATCAGTTTGCGTGGGTTATCGCTCACTTGGCGGGAGCTTACAAGAACTCTACCCTTAACTTGGAAGTTAACGGACCAGGACAGGCGGTTATTCAAGAGCTCACAAATCTTAAGCGTCAGGCAACGGCTATTGGCTCGGTCCCGGAAACAAGCCAGATGGGCAAGGATCTGATGAACGTACTCTCCAGTATGAAGAACTATATCTGGAGAAAGAACGATACGCTTGGCGGGCTGACCAACTCTATTGGCTGGGTGACAACTGGTCCGTCCAAAGAGCGCATGATGAACTACACGAAGGACTACTTTGAGCGCCGGATGATGACCATCAACTCGACAGAACTCCTCGACGAGATGAAAACCATCGTTAGAAATAACGGAACAATTTCGGCCCCTGGTCGGGGCAAGGACGACCGAGTGATGGCAAGCGCGTTAGCGGTCGTAGTTTTTGCCGAGCAAGTTCAAAATCAAATGATCGTGCGCCGCATTACAAGAGACATGGCACACAAGATTCAAGATCGAACTCCTGAAGAGCTTTCGGTTTCCCGTAACGTATCAACCTATTTGCGGAACATTGGTTATGGACCCAAAGATCTTCCCCAAAGGTGAACTCTATCGCCTGATGGATCGGTTCAACAAAGATCCTAAGCGGGTGATCTCTTGGCATTTCCTCGCCGAAATGACTGGCTTATCCGAGGGTCACCTCAAGGATGTGTTTGTTTTTAAGAAGCACCCCCTGACAGAGATGGTTCAGATCCGTGTTTCCTACGCTATGCGGCGTATTGAGGCTGGTGAAGTCGAGATTATGCGGAATAAAGACAATTCCCGCTTTATTCAGTATAACAAAGAAAATAAGCCCAAAATCGTTAGAAATACGGGTTTGAGGGTTCAAAATGGGCAAATCAGGCTTAAATTGGGCCTGAAAAACGCCAATGACTATTCTGATGAAACTTTTGATGAGCAACTTAAAAGGGGTACAAAATGGCAGTCTTGAAGTCTTACAAGTGCGAAGAACACGGGTATTTTGATGCGTGGGAGCAGAAATGCGAACATTGCGACGTTGAACCCAAGCAAGTGTTCATCAAGCCCTTTTCCATCAAGTCTGACCGGACCAAACGGACTGACACCAACCTCAAAGGTCTGGCATCGCAATTCAAGATGACCAACATCAAGTCTACTCGCGAAGGTGAGCATCAGTCTGGGTATTACACTCGCAACAACAAACCAATTTCTAAGCAAGAACAAGAGTTTATGGCCCAAGACCCCAAAGGCAAGGAAGCTGCTGAGGGCGGCGTGATGTGGGGCGGAGGCGGCAATTTAAGTATGCCTTCCCTTATGAGCGGAAATGCGATAAAGTCCGTTCGTGGTGAGCCAGTCGGGTTTAACGTCAAGGGCGAAAACTTTACTGGACCCAAACCTAGTTCTATTATGAATGACCATCAGGGCTTGAGTCTCAAGGACGCTAAATGAGAATCCCAGAGAAGCATAACGAGCGCGAGTTCTTTTACCTAGACTTGATTAACAAGTGCAAGGTTTCCCTCGATGACCGCCGTTCAGACTACGCTTCTTATCGGTCATGGTATCTGTTCGGAGCGTCCCCCGAAGATTCTCCGGCAGCTTACAACAAGATTTATTCTCATATAGATCAATTGGTTAGCTTCCTCTATTCGTCGGAAACGACGCGCTTTAACATAGCACTCGGTGCGGCAGTTCATCCTGGCGAACACAGCAAGATCCCCGCACTGAGCCAACTTTTGCATGATGAGTGGAACAACTCCAATGCCGATAAAGTGTTTACGGAAGCTCTTACTTGGTCGCTGTGTTACGGCTCCTGCTTTGTAAAGCTGGTTGCTCGTGAGAAGTCGATCTATCCTTACGTTCTCGACCCAGGTTCGGTCGGCGTGTTGCGTGAGGATGTATCAACCCTTGATCGTCAGCAGGCCATCACTCACACCTACTACATGACGAAATCAGACCTGTTTGACCGTCTGTATTCGCACCCACGGCGTGATCACATCGTTGCTCGCGTGACGGCTTCTCAATACACTCCGTCGATAATTCCTGAAGGTATTCAACGGCTTGTGACAAGCCAAGTGAATCCTGTGATGTATGGTAACGTCAATCTGAACCTGAGTGCACCTAATCGGTTCCGCGCCAAGGTTGGCGAAGATACCATCGAGATGACAGACCTTTACATCTGGAACGACGAGATCAAGGATTATCAGATTGTCACTCGTGCAGCACCAGATGTAATCATTTACGACCGCCCGCTTGAGCAGATGTTCCTGCGTGGCGAGCTGCCAATCATTCAGATCTGCCCGACCCCGCAATACGACTATTTTTGGGGACAACCTGAAGTTCAGAAGCTGGTTGTGCTGCAAGATATGCGTAATCGCCGCATGTCCGAGATCCTTGATTTGCTGTCCAAACAGGTCTCCCCACCGACAGCTTTGACTGGGTTCTCCGGCATTATTGACGAAAAAGACTTTGCGCTGAACCGTGCTGGCGGTCTGTTTATGACCGACATGCCTCAGACTAAAGTTGAAAAGCTGGCTCCTAACATCCCGCAAGATCTTTATGCCCAGCTTAAAGAAATTGACTCTATGTTCGAAGAGGCTTCTGGCATTTCCAACGTCCTGTCTGGGCGTGGCGAAAGTGGTGTCCGGTCTGCTGGTCATGCCTCTCAGTTGGCTCGGTTAGGGTCAAGCCGTGCAAAGAAGCGGGCACTCATGGTTGAAGACAGCCTTGAAAAGATGTCCACGCTCTACCTTAAATTGCTTCAGGCTTACAACGATACCCACCTCACCGACACAAACGAGGTCAAGTTTATCCCTGAGCAGTTTACCCGTGACTATGTAGTCAAGGTGGATGCTCACTCGAATAGCCCGATTTTTATGGAAGATTTGCGGCAATTGGCCTTTAATTTGTTCAAAGCGCAAGCAATTGACAAAGAAAGCCTTATTGACTTGTTAGACCCACCTATGAAACAATTGCTCAAGGATCGTCTCAAAAAGATGGAATCCAAAGCGGCTGCCCAGCCTCCAGAGCAAAAGCAGCCTGCTAAACCAAAGGCAGTGGCGTAATGGCGAAGGCACGTTTGACAAAACCGAGCAACCAACCGAGGGCAAAACAGTCCTCGTTGTCAAAGTCTGAAAAGCCTGCTACTATTTCCTACAAGATTACCAACATCAAATCTATGAACCCCCGTAAGGCTCGTGGTTCTAGATCCAAAATTAGGAGTTACTGATGTACAAGTCAGTGAAGAGGTCCAAGCGTCGTACTCGGCGCTAAGACAAATAGTAACCCTCAACCAAGGAGGCCATCATGGCTCGTCGTAAAGGCCGTAAGGCAAAGCGCTAACTAATACACGGGTTAGACCCGTTGTTAGCAATTTCCCTTGTGGGAGAGGGAAGTCCAAATATATTCTCCCACGATTTTTTTACTTTGGGATTTCAAGATGGCAAACGAACAGGAATTGATGGCCTTGATGGCTCAGGACCAACCAGGACAAGGTGGTGGTGCATTGCCGCCTGGAGCGCCGTCTCCTGACGTATCGACACCGATGACCGATCCGATGTCTACGCCGGAACCCAAAATGGGTCAGCGTGAAGCAGCCATGATTAACGTATCTATGGCGCTTGACCTGATTGAACAAGCACTTCCTGCCGTTGGCAGTGAAACCCCTGAAGGCAAGAAGTTGATGTCCGCGCTGTCATCGTTGACCGGACTCCTCGGCCCCAAGAAGCAAAAGACTGGCGAACTACAAAACGCCGAAATTTTGCAATTACTCCAAAACCTCCCTCAAGCTGGCGGTGGAACACCTGGTTCTCGAATGATTGCTGGGTCTCCGCCGAATCTTGGTTTGATGGGTCAAACTCCTCCTCCTGCCGCTCCTGCTGGTCCGCCTCCTGGCGCTCCCCCCGCTGGCGGCGCACCTATGACAATGTAAAGGATAAGCTATGGATCTCTTTAAGCCTCGCGGCGTAGGGTCGCCTCGCAATCCGACCACTGACAAGCAGAACAATGGTCAGATTGTTAACACACCTCGTTACGATCATTTTGGTGGCCTTAACAGCCCTAACAAGATCGGCGCGAAAAACCAGTTTACCATTAAGCCTCCCGGTGACGGGAAAAAGGTCATTTGACTTTAAAATAGGGGTCTAATCATGTCATCTTTAGAAGATCTTTCACCTGAAGCCCGCGATGAGTTAGCTCTCATTGCCCGTCAGTTGGCTGAAAATCCTGCTACTCGTAATGATTTCCTGCGTATGACCAAGAAAGTCAAACCAGACATTACGATTGACACAATCGAGCTTGAAGACAAGTTCGAAGC